CGTCTCCGTAACATTCAAGGATACCATCAAATCGTTCTATTACCTTCCCCCTGCTAGAAGTTCCCTTGTATTCCTTCAAAGTCCAGACCCCATGAGTGCCCTTGTGTTGAGTTTCTTTTGGTTTGTCCCAGTAGAATGTGACTGACCACTTGATAGCGTAACCTTGCGTAGTTTGCTGAACTATACGCACTTTTGACTTAAATTTGCGATTGTTGCAAACCCTCTCAATGCGCTCTGATAATGCCTTAAACCATTCGGTCGAGTCTGTTTCCCCTTCTTTGGGTTCAATCCATTTCCCGATTCCCCATTGTGAATCTTGCCCAGCAATTAGTTTCCACGCTTGTTCTTCTTCTGGAAGTGGAGGTTTTCTGTTTCCGTCTTGGTTCCACTTTGTTCGGCGTGATGTAGCAAATACATTCGCCCCCCAAATTGCTTCTTCAATGTATATTTGTATCGTTGTTTGTTTCATTTTCGTTTTCGGTTTGTGTTTCGTTTGTTTCGGTTTCTTCTTCGGTTTCCCAGTCGTGAGGTTCATCCCAGCATGGTTCATCTTCGGCATCTGACCCGCAGACATAGCATGACGGGTTGCCATGCCATGAGCCGCATCGTGAGCATTGCCAATCTGCGGTTGTCATGCTTCCCCCTCTCTAGTTAACTCGTGGAAAACATGCCATCTGTGGAGCATTGCAATAAATTCAGCCACGGCTTGAGTCTGTGCGACATTTTCGACAACCTCAAAACCTTCTGGATTGTAGACACTCCATGAAATTGACCTTGGTAATTTAGTTTCGGTGTTGATCTCGGGCCAAATCGTCCACCCGTCTGTTGCTTCAATCAAATGACTGCCATCCCACTCAACAACCTTGGCAGATACCCCCTTGGGCAAAAACCTTTGAATCATTGGCAGTATCCGATGACATAGGATATTCGTTGCAATTTTTGCTTGATCATCGGTCACACCCCAAGGGCAGGAAATGTCTCGAATCGTTGTGACTCTCCCAGCATCATCGGTGAGCGTCATTGGTTCCCTAACGAACGCATATGCTCGCAAGGTATCAATTCCAGTTTTCTTGTCCACCTCGTAAGGTTCGCACCCAGGTATTTCTATTTTATATTGTTTCATTTTTTGCGGTTGTTTATTTCCCATTTCTGATGATTTCCATTTTCCACCCGTGAAGGTTGTTGGTCTTGTCCATTGCGCGATTCAACTCACGGGCGATCACTCGCGGCGTGATGTGTGAGCCGTCCAAGTCCCACCTATCAAGCGAGCGAAATCGGTTTTCGGTGCAGTCCCACATCATGGGGCCAAGTTTGATTTGGTATGTCATGTTTTCTTTTTGGTTAGTCATTGGCGTGGTGTTCGTCCATTGTCCTTTTGAGCATGGCGCGAAGTTCGTCAGCGGTTTCGGACTCATCGCCCGAATATTCATCAGCCAAGTCCAAGGCATCCTCTGCAATGGAAGCAAGTGCGCAGATGGTTTCAATCAAGTTTTGTTTTGTTTGCATCGTTTTGTTTGTTTGTCGTTTTTTATCGGAAATTGGAGATGATCACGCCCCCGTCAAACTCAATGACCTTGCAACGAGACTCGAGCCATTGGAGGGCATCAGCATCACATTCATTCCCATCATCCTCAATGTGAGAGGATGGGTCCCATCCATGATCTTCAGCGGCATCTTGCAAGCTTTCATATTCGCTCCAATCGCATCTGATTTCGGTCGCGTTAAAATCGATTTCCTCGCCCGTTTCTTCTTCGATTTGCTCGAAATGCTTGGCAAGGGCAGATGCCCCCGCAATTGACCAGTTAGCGTATTCATCGCGGACTAGTAAGTCAGCGGCTTGATATGTGGTGAGTGTGGTTTTCATCGTTGTATTATTTAAGGTTGAAATGCCATGCTTCGCGGGCCGCGCCTCGTTTGTTTCTAGGTTGCCATAATATCACTTGGCTTGCCCATGCATCGCGGGTCACGCCGTGTTTATGTGGATAGCTTGCCAATAAATCAGAGAGTGACAAGCTCAAAAGAAAAAAGATTTAGAGGGTCAAGGGTTCAGATGCACGCACGCGCATCTCAAGGTCAGACGGCCCCCATGCACCGCCACAGATGGCGGCTCCAATGACCAGGCAAACGATCAAAATGATCGCGAGGAACAGGTCGCGGGCAGTCATGCGTCCCCCTTTCCACTTGCAAGGTCGTTGGCGGGATAGTTTTTGCAAAAAAACAGATGCCCAAACTCGTTTACGTAATAGGTGTTTTCCTCGCCCGTTTCCGTGATTGTTATAGCTCCAGTGGATAGCCACAGATTAGCGGTCGGGATTTCTAATTCTCTCAGCAATTCAAGTTTCGTTGTCATGATCGTGGTGGTTTTGTTTGGATTAAGCGATGGAAAGAAGTTTCCAGTTCCCAGAATAAAGAGCATAGCAATGCAAGCGGAAATCCGCCTCGCTCTCGAATGACCTTTCATGTGTGAAAGTCTTTTCTAGAATTGGAGAGTAAACTAGGTAGGTGTATTTTTTCATGGTTCGTTTGGTTTGGTTATGCGTTTGCAAGATTGGCGATAGCATGGAAGCGGGCGCGAGCCTCTTCAAGCGTCTTGAATGATTGCCCATGATTGGCGCGTCCATCGTTCCAAGTGAATCCGAAATGCTCATTGCGATATATCATCGCAGAACCCGCAGGAACGTAGCCGGCAGTCCGATGGTAAAGTTCAACCTCACGGGATTTTCCGCCAATCATGGCGCGATGTGTGGTTTCGAGTGTGGTATGGATTGAAAGGTTTTCATTGGCAACCTTCGAGCCGTATTCAGCAGTTTGTGGTATCGTTGTCATGTATCGTGGTTTGGTTTGGTTTATGCGATGCCGTGCATGGCGTGGATAAAGCCGCATTCCCATGCGTCAACAAGCAGTCCATCCGTGAATGGACAGATTGTTCCGACTTTGCCTAACATATATGCTTCGATGATTTGTGGTGATGGATTCATGTTTGGAATGTCGCTTTGTTGCTGGCGACGAGAGAAGGAAAGCACGGGAAGGAATAAATTGCCAATAAAAAACTTTCCATGATTGAAAATAAATTTTCACTTTATGCTTGCCAAGTCGCCAAACCCTTTAAAATAAGGCATTTTACGCAATCATAAGCTGAAAAGAAAATCACATTCAACGCGGAAATTTCCCCACAAGTGGAAAGGTAAAGCAAGGCAAGCCAACATTCAACACGGCAAAGATCATTCCCCTAGGGCTCGAATGAAGCAAAAACGAGAGGGAGACAAGCAACGCAAGCGAAGGATTAAAAGGCCTAGGGAATAGAATGAAGCATCAGGGAATCCATTCACCTTCACAAGTAAAAAACCTAATGCGCGAGGCAATCAAATTGCATGATGTTATTACTATTAACATGCCAGTGCGCACAGTCTCCTATGGTCGACTGGCTTACTGAGGGGGATTACGCTGGAGCGTATTCTACAGATAGTCCAAAATCCGTCAAGCTTTTTGTTCTTATTGCAATTAAGTTGCGTTAGCTGGAATGTTCCACAGACCAAGCGTGGAACACAAGTTGACGCACCATGGCACAGCTGTGAATGTTCCACGGGAATGTTCCACGAGCCGGCAATACATTAGCGCCTGGCTAATCATTAGTAACCTGGTCATGTAAGGAACACATGGCCACATGAACACGCACAGATGAACATGTTCACATGAACAGCACGAGGACGGCACGGGGGGGAGGGGGTCGCGACCGGCGGTGATCGTCACACTGCCATCCATAAATCAGCCCAACAAAAAATGGCTAAAGGGCGGGTATCAGCGTTAGGAGCTTGATGATGGCTATGAGGGTTGATATGACGGTTAGGATGATGCTTAACGCTGTTGTTGACATAATGTGTAGTTTTGGTGTAGTCTTCTTTGTGGCTGGGCTATATTGGTTTGGCCGAACCTTAATTATTTATGTCTAGTCCTGTCGCATACGATCTTCAAGGCCAAGGTGGAAGCATTGTGCTTACGTCTGCTGTTGGCTTTACCACCTACACTGGTAACATCCGCTGGATTCAAGTGGTTAATGACGCTGTGCTGGCGACCGTGGCGAGTGCCTCTGGAAATGTCTCTGGAGCTTCTAGGTTGCAGAGCATCACCCTGCCTGCTGGCTTGGGTATTGGCGGTAACTTCTCACAGGTTGTCGTTACCTCTGGCGTGGTTATCGTCTACTTTGCGTAATGTCGCAGTATCGGTCCACTGGTGGGATGGATGACGCGATTGCCGAAGATGGTGATCGTGGGTTTGTTGGCATTAACCAGAGGAATCCGTTAAACCAGTTACAGCCGGGAGAGGTTCGTGAGTCCGTAAATGGGCGCATGGAGGGGTACTGGAAGCCCCGTAAAGCGGTTAATGTTGTTTCTGGGCAGCTTACTGGTGGTGGTGCGGCTTTGACTTTGCCGTTCGTATTGCCGTCACCAATTCCAATCAACGACAACGCCGTGACCAACGTTAGGGCATCCTGCTTGTACAGCGACCCTAACAGCAACAACAAGGAGTACATCTTGGTTGCGCTTAATAGCCAGATCAAAAAGATCGACCTAGACACACCAAGCAATATTGAGAGTGTGTTGTACCCTGCTGGTGAGTCTGTGGACGAGGATACAGACATGATCCAAGCATTTGATAAGGTGATCGTGTTCCGCGAGGGTGACAATGCTTTGCAGTGGGACCAGAACTCCGCTAATGCTTTTTATCGTGTTCCGGGTGGTCCTTATCAGGCGAACAGGGATTATAACACGAATAACAACGTTACTTTCGCCAATGGCGTTGGAACCGTGACCATTGATGGCCCAGACCTTCAATCGTCTTCTGGCGTAGCAACTGGAGTTGGAGAGTCATTTGTCATATCAAGTGCTACTGCTGGGACAAACATTGTAACTATTGTCACTAGTATCGCTCATGGACTTACGACTGGGAACTCAGTTCTCATTGCTGGAGTCACACAATCAGCAGGACCAGATCCAGATGGAGTTCGTGTTGTTACAGTTGTAAATACAACCACATTTACCATCCCGCTTACTGGAGCTACTGGAACATACACGGTTACTGGGGCTACTGTAAGAAAAGATAGCACTACAATCAAACTTCCTGCATTCTTTGACGATGGATTTTCGCCATCTCCGCTTGACGACTTTTACAATGGTTCGACACTGGTAATTTCAGCTACAACCTACACAATTAGCGATTATGTAGGTTCCACTAGGACCCTAACTCTTGCTACTGGGTCATTCTTCCCAGATACTGAGTATGTGTTCTCGTCTCTAAAAGACAATCCGTTTGCTATTGGAACACCAATCACAATAACTCAGGCATCTTCTGTTTTCAAGGTTCTCCAGATTGGAGATATTGTAAATGTTGTTGGTCTACCGACATACAACACTTGGACATTTTTTATATCCGAGCCTAATGGGACCCATACAATTCATTACTCAATAGCTTCGTCTATTGGCCTTGGGTTCTCCCACATGCCGGCCCCACCTTGGGGAACTTACTTCCAGCGCAGGCTTTGGGTTCCGTTCTGGTACGAGTCCAAGGGTACATTGCTTACACCGTCCTACCCAGATCGTGGCATTAGGGACGAGATCCTTGCGTCAGACATTCTTGACAGCAACACCTACGATCAGGTGCTGAACCAGTTCCGCATTGGTGGTGGTACTGCCGATTATACGGTGGCAATGCACGGGTTCTACGACGATTCATTGGTGGTATTTAACCGCAATAGCATCCACTTGGTTAAGGGTACGCAGGGTTCTTTGGAGGATACAGTGGTTAAGGAACTTACCAACGAGGTTGGCTGCTTGGCTCGCAAGTCCGTGGTCATTCAAGGCAACACGCTGATTTTCCTGTCTGATAATGGCGTTTATGGGCTTGAGTTCATGAACGATTACAACCTCCGTGGTACACGTGAGCCAATGTCTAAGAACATTCAGCCGTATATTGACCGCATCAACAAGGAAAAAGCGTCTGGAGCAGTTGCAGCATACTTTGACAACCGATATTACCTTGCAGTTCCACTAAATAGCAGCACCAACACAAATGATGCTACTCTTGGAAACAACGCATTGCTTGTATTTAACTTCCTTAATGGTGCTTGGGAGTCCGTTGATACCTACGGCAATAGCGGGTTCTTGATTCAAAACCTTATTGTTGGGTCTGCTGGTGAAAGATCAGCACTTTATGCGGTGTCTCAAAATGGTGGAGTTCATCAAATTGATTCTGGAGAGGCAAATTCTGATATTATTTCCGTAAACAACGAAATTCAATCGTTCCCAGTTATCTCTTATGTTTCAACGCGAGGGTATGACATGAAGACACTAGAACGAAAGAGGTTTACGGATGCTCAAGTTCAAATTCAAACACTTGCTGGACAGACATCTGACATGGATATCGCTTTTATAGCGGAAGACCCAGACAATGAGGCAAATGTTCAATCAATCGCTACAATTGATTCATTACTTGGAGGACCACTGGTACCATCTACCCCAAATGAGGAGGAAACCGCCACATTAAGAACAAGAGTTGGTGGGGTTCGTGGGATTGTAGGATCTATAAAGTTGACAAGAATCACTGGTTCCCCTAAGGTGCATTCATTAAAGCTAGCGGGTTCGGTTACAAATCGACAAATCATATCACAAAGATAACACATTATGCCAGTCGTAGACACAGTTCAGACATTTAATACGGGAGATACCGTTACAAGCACATCCCTGAATAACATTATGGACCAGTCCGTATTTGTTAGCGGTGCAGTTGTTGCTAATGATGGACTTATTGTCAGTGCAGGTGGACAAATGACAATTGAGAATCTTAAAGTAACTGGTGCAAAAATTGCAGATGGAGAAATTAGCACCTCAAAGATTGCCGATTCTAATATAACAACCGCAAAGATTGCAGATGCTAATGTAACACAAGCAAAACTAGCTGCAGGTGTGACTGGTAATGGTCCAGCATTTAGAGCGGTTCATTCCTCATCATCAGCAATTGTTACTGGACAACCATTTAAGGTTGTAACGTTGTCTGATACAGCAACCAATACATTTGATACTAATTCTAATTTTGCAAGCAATACGTTTGCCCCAACTGTTGCTGGATATTACCAAATCAATGGTAATGTTTCTTTTACTGCGGTAGCAGATGGGGCGTTGGCTGCGATTTACAAAAATGGTTCCATATACTCATACGGAGCACCATCCACTTCGGGAGGAGTGAGGTCCAATGTGTCAGATATTGTTTATTTAAACGGATCTACGGATTACGTTAATTTATATGTATTGCAAACATCTGGATCAAATAAAACGCTTGCTAATGACCAAACCTTTCTATCTGGATGTCTTATCCGGTCAGCATGAACCAGCATATTGAGACTGCAAGAAAAATATATGAAGATGCTAAAGTTGATTTCTGGGGTTTGTTTGAATGGCACATGCACTATGGCATTGTCATTTGCGCTCCAGATTGCTTTGCACTCGCATACTTCTGCAGATCCGACAGACCAGCAGTTGCTGCCCAGAGCCAATCAGAGGCAGACACAATACACGTCACGTGGGCAGGTGGAAACATGCAGTCAATCATTCTCAACTTTCTCGGAAGATGTAAGTACATCTCATTTCATAGACACATTAAAAAATCACGCAAAATTCGCCTAGTCGAAATCAATAAATTAAATTCTAAAATACAAAAGTTATGAGTAGCATAGGCGACATGTTTTCTGGAAGCACTGGGGAAGTCAATTACACTAAGGCCTCGGCACAAGATTTATCATCTGATATTGGCAATTTACTACAGGCTTATCAAAAAACCCAGCCTGGAGTTTTAAGTTTTGAAAGGAAGTATAGGCCCAAGTACGCCGCGCTTAACCTGCAAGACATTGGCCAATATGCTACTGGATATGCCCAACTTGGTGGGCAACTTGGATTACAAGGTGTAAGTCAAGTTCAACAGGCAAGAATGGGAGAGCTGTACGGGCAGGGTCAACTTGCATCTGGTGCTAGGGGCATCATGCAAACACTGTCCCCAGAACAAGCCGCACTGGTTGAGCAGGGAACACAGCGTGCTGAAAGCGCATATGCTGGATCGCAGTACCTAACTCCAGAAGAGACTCGCCAAGCCCAGCAAGCCGCAAGGGAGGCTTCTAGTGCGCGTGGAATGCTTGGAAGCCAAGGGTCGATTGCTTCTGAGATACTTAGCCGCGAGTCTTACAAACAATCCAAACGAGCAGAAGCAGACCAAGCTAGGGCAAATGCCTACAACCTAGCCCAAGGTTTCTATCAGACTCCGGGAATGTCGCTTATCAGCCAGACTCCATACGGACTTCAGCTTGGAAGCAGTTACCTAACATCTGGTCAGCAATCACTTGGCGCATCAACGCCTCAACTCTTCAGTTCCGATACTGCGCTTAACATTGGAGCGGCAGAACGTGGGAACGTACTGTCAGCATCTACTGCTACTGCTGCTAACAAGGCGGCTATTACTGGGGCTACAATTAGTGGTATTTCCAATATAGCTTCTTCCATATTGAAGAACCCAGACATAGACATTTCAGATAGAAATGCCAAAACCGACATTAAAAAAGTTGGTAAGACAAATTCTGGACTTCCAATTTACACCTTCAAGTACAAGGGGGATAACAAGACTAAAATGGGCGTTATGGCTCAAGATGTTGAAAAGAAAAACCCAAAAGCTGTTGGACTTATTAACGGCATTAAGGGAGTAGACTACTCAAAAATTAAATAATATGATTGGCGGACGAAATATGTTGGGCGCTGGCGTTGATCCTAGGTTGTTTAGCTACGACTTTTCTGGGGCTTACAAGATTGGCGAGAACTATGCTCAAGGTATTTCTAACCTTGGTCAGTCTATTGCTAAGGGCATAGAGGGATATGGAGAAGCCAAGGAGCAACGCAAAAAGATTGATGCACAAGTTAAAGCGGATTCAGCAAGTATTGAGACCGCAAGTAAACTTGGTGATAATCTTGGCATTGATATTAGATCTATTTTGCAACCAATTCAAGATGTTCGTAATGATCCAAACACCACACCAATACAGTCATTAGAGCTTGGTCGGTCGGCATCTCAAGCAATATCTAATGCTCTTACTCTTGGAATTAGCGCACAAGAACGTCAATCAGCACAGCAACGCGCAATGATGGAGCAACAATATAAAGGAGCGCAGCTTGCATTGGAGTCTGAAAAGGTTGATATCGCTAGACAAAAAGCATCTCAAGGACCAACCCCGAAATTTGAACTTCGCAAACCTCAAATTGCATCCCCAACTGGTGAGGTTTTTGAGGGTCCAGAACTTCCATATGATGTAAATCGTGGAATGTACTTTGACACTAAGGCGAATAAATATATTGCAGACCCCAATCTTATCGGCACTGGTAAAGAGTATGCCACAGATTCTGCAATGCCAACTCCGACATCTCAAGTTAGCGGTTCAATTTCTGACTCAATTGCGAGTGCGGCAGAAATGAACATTGGGAAACTAAGTACCGCTAAAACTCCAGGTACTCAAGGTGGAAACATGGGGTGTGCTGATGCAATTTGCAGAACATTTGAGATGGCGACTGGAGAAGAACTTGTCCCAGGTGGAACCCTTTCCACTAGGGAAATGGCTACAAATCTTAACAACGACCCAAGATTTGTAAAAGTGCCATTTAATGAGGCCCAAAAAGGAGATATTGTTTTAACTCCAAGAAAGGGCAATAAGGCTGGTCATACCGGCATTGTTCTTGATGGCGGGAAAATAGCATCAAATAGCAGTAAGGGATTTGCTGGCAAATCACCTGGAACTTTCACCCAAAACTATACAATGGACTCTTGGGGTCGAAACGTGGCTCCAAGAAACCCATCTGAAACTGCTGCCTATCGTTATGTGGGTTCTCAAGGAATTGATAACGCGCTAGCAATGAGTGGTGATATGAGTTCGCAAGCAATGGGTACGCAAGAGCAGCAAGCCATGGCGGCTCAACAAATTGAACAAGGTGTTGGTATGGCTACAGCTCAAAACATCCGTCAAGGCTCGATGCCTACTGAGCCTTCGATGACCACTCAGCAACCTCAATTACCACAACAAAATGCCCCACAATGGTCGCCTCCTTCTGGCTTTGTTCCAAAGCAAGGAAAATTTAGGAAAGCATCACCAGAAGAGGAGGCATATTATGGAACCCGTGGACAAGTAAATCTTGAAACTGGCGAGTTTGTTGCTAAACGTGGGCAATCAAGCGGCTTTGAGGTAACTACACCAGAAGGGACAACGGTAAGATACGGAGGAGCTGGTGGTTTGGCACAACCTAAAGTTGGTCCTGGTGAACAATTAGTTCCAGATTCAACAAGTCCAACTGGAACTCGCGTTGTTCAAATTCCTGGTGGTGAAGCTGAAAAAGCATCAAAGCAAGAAGCCGCAGCTGCTGAGGTGGCTGGGAAAAGAGGGACCGAATTAGGTTTAGTTGCTCTTGCAGAAATTGATAATTTTATTGATTATACCAATAAAATGAGCAAGTTGCCTTTTGCTAGTCCAGTAAGACAAGCATTTGCGACATTCGGAATGGAGGAACAGGCAGAAGCAGAAAGTTCTCTTAATACCGTTAAATCAAACCTTAAATTTGAAGCTCTTGATGCGTTACGTAAATCATCTCCATCTGGAGCAAGTGGTCTTGGGCAAGTTACGCAAAATGAGTTTTCAGCCCTTGCAGAACAATGGGGTGATTTGAGATTAAAGGGTAACCCAGAGAAAATCAAAGAAAGGGCTATTAGAATCAAAAAACAATTACTTGATGTTGTCCACGGGAGCCAAGCGCACCGTGATTCTCTTCTTAAAAAAGGTTCCATTACTCAACAACAATACAACGATATTCAATCTCAATACCCTAGCGCTAAAGCAGCCTCACGTGAAGATGAAAACTTATCACGCTGGCGCAAAACATTCATACCTCAGCCGACACAATAATGCCTACAATCGACTCATATGTTAAAGAGCTTGGTGATATTAAATCCCAAGCTGTAGGTAGAATTAACCAAGTGGAGTCTGAGTATAATCAGCTTTTAGAGTCCGATCCAGTTGCAGCTGCTCAAAAAGCAGAAGAGGCTCAAGCTCTAATCTCTGAATATGACGCACTTGTTAAAGAGGAGTCTTCGTCACGTGAAAAACTCGGAGCAATGATTGCTGATGGGAGTTTCCTTACACCAAAACGAATGGTAAGCAAAGCATCGGCAAATGATGTAATTGAGGCTGATAAACTACTCCCTGTCAGTGAGGATCAATACATATCGGCTTTGAATGAGGGTTTGTCGACGCTTCTTGGTGGTGATGTTGATCTTGATTCTGGACTTGATTGGAAAACTAGATTTGGACTCGCCTTTAAAACTGGAGAAAATAAAGAAAAGTACTTACAAGAAAAGTTTGGACAAGAGAATGTCCGCAAGATTGATGTTGCTGGCAAGCCAATAACAATAGTTAAAGACCCACAATCAAGCAAGTTTGTTGCAGTTGATGAACTTGGATTATCCCCTAAAGATTTAATTGACGCTTCTGGAGAGGTTGCTCCAACAATTGGGTCAATTGCTGGTGGAATTGCTGCCCTCCCTACTGTAGCAGCTACAAAATCACCATTCGGTATCGCTGTGTCTAGTGCCGCTGGCTACACTGGGGCAGCAGCCCTGCAAGATCAGATTGCTACGATTGTAACTGGCTTAGGCCCAAGTTTATTTGAAGCTATCCCAGAGAGAGCAACTGAAGCAATGGTTGCAATGCCTATTGAATATGGCATGATGAAGGGTGGGAAAATTATTGGTGAATTGAGTGCAACTGCTCGTAAAGGCAAGGTATCAGAACGTCAATCTTTGCTTGAAGGCAGCCAAGACTATTTAAGCAAAAAGGGGTATGATACTTATTTGGCTGGTATTGCTGCTGGTGGAGACGAGAAAACCATTAGAAGGCTAAAACTTGCTCAAAGGCTTCCGAAATATCAAATTGGAAGAGATGTTGAGGTTTCTGTTGACAGGTTGAAGTTATTGCAAGACAAAAATACTCCAGCTTCCCTTAAAGGAAAACTACTGTATAGCGATACAATTAAAACGCTAAAGGATGAAGCTCAGACTCTAAATGATGTTATAGGAACATACGATAAAGTTCTTGGCCAGCAGTTAATGGCTAAATATGATGACGATATGTATCGTTTGATGACGAGGCCAAATCAAGATAGGGAAGGGGCTGGGGCATATTTATTTAGTGAGATTAAGTCAGCGGAAAAGGCCGCTAATGATTTGAAGAAAGCCACATATGAGCTATTTTATCAAAAAGCAAATCAACTTGGCATCGAGTATGATCCAATTGATGTGGCTAAATCTATTGAGGATTCATACTATAAGGGTGTTGTTAGAAACCCATCCTTGCAAAGGGAAATTGACAATCTTCGTCAACGCCCAAAAAACGCATTAAGAATATCTAAAATAGATAAAATGATTGACTCTGGGAAACTAAAACCAGAAAAGGTAGAGGAATTGCTTCTTGAAAGAAATAGTCTTGAGGCTCTGTCTGGTCCAATTGGACCGAAGCAAATGGATGACTTAGTTGCTATTTTTAGGGAAGCTGTGCCAGAAGGAACAACTGTTGGTGGCACACGAAAAGAGATAGTTGCTGGCAAGGCATCTAAAACCATCGAGGAGATTAGAAATAAGGGGTATAGTGATGCTGGAATTCTCGACGAGTGGAACAATGCAACTAGTGTTTTCAAACAAAGACTTGGTTTTGAAGAGCAGCAAATTGGAAGCATACTTAAAGAAACACTTGGTAGATCTGATAGAACAGGTAGCCAAATAATTGATGATATACTTAAAGACCCAAGAACAACATCAGATGTCTTAAGGGCAGTGGCCTTAAATGGAGACGACGCAGCCCATCAGGTAGCAATGAGTTTGCAGCAAGACTACCTGCAAAAAATTGGATTGAATTCCACTATTAAGGGTCGGGCGCAAGATTTCAACTTTGATCCTAATACGGTTCGTTTATTGTTTGGGTTCAGCAAAGATGGTAAACCTAATAGCCTTTATGGTGATGCCATGATAAAAAATCTAGAAAAGCTAAAAAAGCAAATAGAAATTGAAAATCTGAAACCAAACAAAATAACAGTAGATGATGTTAGGCAGCTTGGAAGCGCGTTGTCTGATGACTCAAGAAATGAAATAATTAAAAATATAACAAAGAAAGCAAAAGTTGCTCAAGAGCTAGAGCAAAAAAAGAACAACATTCTTTTAGACATTGCTGGCAAGGGACATAGAGAGGCAATCGATAGGCATGAGTTCCCAGCTGCTTTGTGGTCATCCCCTCCTAGCATCGTCAAAAAGACACTAGGAAAATTTGGCCCAAAAGATCAAAAAATGATGAGGGACGATTATATTGAGTACTTCTTTACTCAGTACCCACCCAAAAATGGATATGGCCCCAAGAATGTTCAACTTTTTGACGCTCCTGGTTTTCTTGCTGATGTGAAGAAAAACCCAGCGATTGAACAGAATTTAAGAGCGGTGGTTGGTGATGATTTTGTTGATGATATGATTAATACCGCAAATGTTGCTGATGTCATAACAAGGGTATCCCCAGAAAAAACTGGAATCAAAGGTGGTGTCGCAGTCAACCAAAGTGGGGTCCGTCCTTGGACATCTATTGAAACAATGACAAGCCCAGTGAAGGCTAGGATTGCTGCTGTGATGTATAGCGCAAAACAACTTCACCCACTATTAAGACAGCTTGGTAAAAAAGAATTAACAGCGGATCAGTGGGATGAAGCCATGAATAGGTCATTGTTAATTACATTGGGTACATCTCAAGGTGTCCAAGCACTTCTTAAAGCTGGTAAATATGATCCATTGTGGGCAGCAGAACTTGGCAATCTACTTGGGACAACACCATCTGAAAGACTACAGTACGAAAGGGAACAAGCTAAAGAGATGAAGCTCCCAGAATAATCTTTTGAAATTCTTATTTTAGAAAATCCTTGCAAGATGGAGATTTAAAGGTTAAGAAGTCCTAGTGACCTCTGAACCAATGAGCGACGATCCAAACGAAAAGCTAAAGCGTGACTATATTGACGAGCGTGCTGACAAGGCAGCTTGGTTCCTTGAAGTAAAGGAACGGGCTAAGCACCAGCATGGCAACACGGTAGAGCATTACGCCCCGAACAAGGCGGCTCTGGCATTATGGCTATCTGCGCAGGGGGCTAGGCTATCGGACATCAAGAACAAGACTGGGCTTTCGCGTGAGATTATCCGTGGGCTTGAGTGGAGGCACAGCGATACCTTGGAGACAAAGCGCAAGGAGTTTTCAATGCGGTATGCTATTGCCGCGCAGGAGTATACCGACTTGCTATTTGAGCGTTCCCAACAACTGTTTGACAATCCCGATGAGCTGGCAAAGATTAGCCCAGATAAGCTGGCGGTCACGGTGGGTATCCTCACGGATAAGGCGGCACAGCTTACAGGCATGGCTACCACGGTTGTCGAGCATCGCAAAGGTCCAAGCCTTGATGACGCTGCCAAGATGATTGCTGACGCTAAAGCTCGCATCGCAAACAAGGTCAAGGAAAGCGCAGTTGAGGCTGAAATAATCGCATGATCAAGGAACCAGAATCAAGGTTTGTCGATTACCTTTCGGACGTTGGTCCGATCTTGTACCGTTACGCAGTCGATCATGATGGCCGCAGGTACGCTTGCAATACGCTTACTTACGCCTCGTATTTAGCTGAGAAGTTTGACACCAAGGTGTGGAATGTGGTGCTAAAGAAACACATTGAACCTCATATTGGACT